GGCTATGTTCTCGCTTTCGAGCCACAGAGGCTCATATTCCAGACTTTGTGCGCCAATATGGCCATCAATTCTATTCAGAACGTTGATTGCAAGCACATGGGGGTCGGTTCTGTGCAGAAATTAATCGACAGCCCCATCCTAGACCCTACCAAACCACAGAATTTTGGCGGGTTCTCCCTCGAAGACGACAGAGCGGGGGATAAGGTGGCTATCTGCAAGATAGATGACATCGGCCTAACCAGTTGTGACTTCATCAAAATAGATGTCGAAGGGATGGAGCCGGACGTATTGATGGGTGGTTTGAACACCATAGCCATGTTACGACCATACGTCTACATGGAAATCGACAGAAAAGAAAACACAGAACTTATTCTAGAGATAATGTCTGAACTGAAGTATCAAGTGGAGAGGCATAAACCACCGCTTTACTCCCCTGAGTATTCTGGAAAAAATATATTCGGGAATACTATTTCTGAAAACGCCATATGCATACCGGGAGAAAAATATGCCGGGTCTAATAACGGCAAGAACACCCACTGAGTACAGTACCGGAGGCGGAAAACCACGCAATTACAAAAGGGAATATAAGAAATTTCATTCATCCCCTAAAGCAATTGCAGAAAGAAGTTCCCGCAACAAAGCCCGAAGAAAGATGGCCAAGCTGGGTAAGGTAACCAAGGGCGACAAGAAAGATGTTCACCACGTTAATAAACAGCCGCTGGTTAATAACCCGGCTAATTTAAGAGTAACAACGCAGTCCAGAAACAGAGCGATGAAATAACATGGCAGACAATCTAGCCCCAAAAGGAAGAAGCGTAGGTTACAGAAGTAAGCCTCGCGCAAAGAGTGTGGAGGAACTAGCTCCTTTTACTCAATCCGCTATAAAGAGAATGGAAGTTTTCAGCCAGATGGAAGACAACACCGAGCAGACTATAGCGAAGATGGAAAAAATGCGTGAAGATACTGTGGCTAAAGCCAAGGCTCACGAAAGTAATAAAGTAAGAACTCCCTAATGCTAAGTCCAGCCTTTTTCAACAGATTAAAGCAGCTTAGACAGCAACGCCAGAGGGCTTCAGAGTATCAGCGATACCTGACGACTGTTCCCGAGGGGGAAGAAGACTCTGATGGAGGAACTTGGAAAGGGAAAGTTGCACAAACCATTGTGTATGGCCCGGAAGGAAAAGCATATCCCAACCCGGCTGCCGCTATGGCCGCTGGCGCTTCCAACTTTAGCTACAACTTGCCATCAGGTGTACAAGTGGACTGGTCGTACTGGAATAAGTTCACGCAACCGCCTACGACAACTCCAGTTCCGGTTCCGATAACAGTCGCTCCGCAAAATACGATAGTTCCGGGTGAGAACACGAATGCACCTGATGCAGGTGATAACACAAATCCGCCAACACAACCACCGTCCGGCGGAAATGAAAATACAACAACACCGGCGGTATCAGTAACACCAACCCCAACCCCAACCCCTTGGGACCCATATGCTGGAGTTAGCGCCGGTCGTTTGGCTGAAGCAAAGCGTTTCGCTGACGCTGGGATGATGGGCAGAGCAAGACAGCAGATTATATTGGGTGGTGGCACATGGGAGGTTGGGGCAGACCACAGATCAACAGGTGACAGTCTCAAATTAAGCAAGCATATGAGAAAAGAAGCTAAAGATACTGACCGCTATGGTGGGGATTTCCCATTCAAGGGGACCTCTTCCGCTGCGGTGACTTCAGCCTTATCAAAAATTGGCAGTGACTTTAATATGGGTAAAGCAAGGAAAGCGATAGAAGACGCTGGCGGCACATGGACTAAGCAAATGCACAAGCGCTTAAAGGCCGAGAAGAAGAGGCAGAATCAAACATAATGTTCAGCCTAGCATTTTTACGAAAACTTAAATCAGTAGCCCAAGCAGAGGCTCAGTCAGCTATAGCGGCGCAAGAAGCCGTTGTTGCTGCGTCTTCTGACCCGACGGCAGCGTCTGGTGTTGAAACAACATCTACCGGAAGTAGACCTCCCGCGTGGGCGGTCCAATCACCCGGCGACGTGATGACAATCGTGTACGACCCCATAACAGGGAAAGCATACCCGAATCCATCAGAGGCTCGTGGAGCCGGGGTTATGAACTTCTCATACAACATCCCTTCTGGGATGAACATAGATTGGTCATGGTGGGATAAGTTCAAGCAACCTGCAACCACAACTCCGGCACCCGTTCCGATAACGGTAGCGCCACAAGAGATTGATTACACAGACCCGACTACGAATCCACCGGCTGATGATGGCGGGGATGATGGAGGACAAACGCAAGCCCCAACTCGGGCTCCAACTCAGGGACCAACAACGACTCCACCAACTCAAGCCCCAACGACAACTCCGGTTAGAACAACAACGGCACCAACAACTACTCCAGCGCCAACTACGCCAGCGCCTACAACACAATGGGTGAGGCAAGATGAGCGTGATGAAAACAGTAACAACAGCAATGTCGGCGGTTCTGGATACCAGCATTGGGATGAAGGGGCGGAAGAGTCTGACAAGGGGACTGGTTCAACTGGTGGTGGTATGTGGACATGATAAAGGATGAATCATAGCGATTTCATCGAACAGGCTCAAAATTATCTCCCCACAGCCTCTCTAGAACAGGCTGGTACGTTCTATAAGAACTTACTAGAAAAAAATTACGATAAATGGCTGGTTAAGGAATTAGCCAAAGTAGACCGCTGGTTTCTTCTTGTAGTTCTTCTTAACCGTAAGGATGCGGTACATCCTTGGTTATACGACCGATGCAGGGAAGTTGAGAAGACTCCAGACGGTGTGCTTGATTTGTGGGCTCGTGGTCATTACAAGTCCACGTTGATAACTTACGCGGGTGCGATCCAAGAAATTCTAAGAGACCCAAACATTACGATAGGGATATTCTCCCACACGAGACCTATCGCAAAGGGGTTCCTAAAACAAATAAAAAGAGAGTTTGAGGTTAATGAATTTCTCAGGGACCTATACCCTGACATTTGCTATGCGAATCCAAGACAGGATTCTCCTCAATGGAGTGAGGACGCTGGGATCATTGTTAGACGCAAATCGAATCCCAAAGAAGCAACTGTTGAAGCATGGGGCCTTGTTGATGGTCAGCCAATATCCCGCCATTATGATCTTAGAATCTATGATGACGTTGTTACCAGAGACTCCGTTAACACGCCTGATCAGATTTCAAAAACAACTGAGGCTCTCGATCTCAGCCAGAACTTGGCTGGTGGTCAGAACCGTGAGTGGTACATTGGCACTCGCTACCATTACGCGGACACTTATAGGGAAATAATAGATCGCGGGACAGAGACTCGAATTTACCCGGCGACAGATAACGGAACGCCAGACGGTAATCCGATTCTATTATCAACAGACGAATGGGCTAAGAAAAAAACATCTATGGGCCAGTATGTTCTGGCTTGTCAGATGTTACAGAACCCGATAGCAGGTTCAGAGCAGGTATTTGATCCAGAGTGGATAAGACGTATAGAGATACGCCCAAGAGTTCTGAATATATACATTCTCTGCGACCCGGCCCATTCCAAAAAGCAAACATCCGATAGAACGGCAATAGCTGTTATCGGAATAGATTCTCAATTCAATAAGTACCTACTTGATGGGCTCTGTCACCGTCTTAACCTGAAAGAGCGGTGGCAAGCGTTATCCAGAATACGAAAGAAATGGATAAAGCAGCCCGGAACAATGACCGTAAAGGTTGGATACGAAAGGTACGGTAAAGATTCTGATATTGAGCATTTCAGGGAAATGATGAGGATAGAAAATAACTACTTCCCCATCGAAGAACTAGCTTGGCCAAGAGAAGGGCCGGGTTCTAAACGGGATCGAGTACAACGACTACAGCCCGACTTTGAGAACTGGCGCTTCTTCTTGGCCCCTTCTTCCGACTCGATGACATCGAGACAAAAAAAGGCGTTCGAACTTGGGGATGCATCTCTGATCGTTCGCCCTATAAGACAGAAAGATGAGAATGGCCGTATATACGATTTAACCCAGAGGATGATTGATAACGAATACAACCTGTTCCCTGCGGTTCACGTTGATATGCTTGATGCTATGTCAAGAATTTACGACATAGAGGCGTCTCCACCTCAATTCGTTTACCCAGAAGACCTAGAGCCAGAAGCACTTCCAGCCTACTGAATACAAAGGAAACATAATGATTATTTCAGGAGAACTTAGCGATAAAGGGATCGTAGACCCAAACAGAATTGCCGTAATGTTTCTTTCCAACTTTATTGATGCATCCGAAGATGAATTAAATGAAATGGAAATAACGGCTGCTCTTAGTAGTCTCTTGGATCAAATCGTTAAAGATACAGTGGGCATAATTAATAAAGACCAGCCAAGGATCGTATTACATTGAGTCAAAAATTCGCAAGCCCAAAAGAGAGGAGATACAACTGGAGGGATTTGGTAGAGAAGGTTGCTGGTCCTGAAGAACCTGTTCCAGTGTATATCTTTCCGCAAACGAAGCTGTATGAAAACCCCAAAAGGCCGTATGGCCCTAAAAAGATGAGGTAATTATGTTTGACAAGCTAAAAGAACGAGTAATGAAAAAACCGATAATTTTTGGCGCTATCGCTGTGATTGTTGTTATTGCTGCCTATGTTCAATTCTTTGGTAGCACACCTGTCGCATCGTAATGAAAGTTATTATCGACGAACATAAGCGCGGGATGGAGAAAGAGGCAACGATTACCAGCTTGGTAAAAAATGTTGCAGATACTCTGGATAAACATTATCCCGATCACTTATGGGCTGTCGGGCCAAGTAATGATTACTCCATGTTAGCAATATGGAATGAAAACCTCTCAATGCGATATGGTATGTGGATCAGGGTCAACGATATTGATCCTGAGTACAAAAACATTATGCGATGGGCTGGAGAATTACTCGAAAGGGCTAAAGTTTCCCGTGGCGCGATGAATGAAGATGAAATGAATAATCTCCAAAGGGATAGCCGGGGTGAGGCGAAATTTGACGCATGAATGAAAACGAAGTCCCCTTGAACGATGGGTTTGATGACGAAAAGTCTCCTTGGCTAACACTAGCTAGGGAAGCATACGACTCTTCAACGTCATACCTAGACGCGAACTACAGACGACAGTGGGAAAGGAATCTTTCACTATTCCAATCTAACCACCCATCTGGCTCTAAGTATAGTACTTCACAGTACCAGCATAGATCGCGCCTGTTCAGGCCAAAAACAAGGTCAACAATAAGAACGAACGAGGCTGCTGTTGCAGCCGCTTTCTTTTCTACAGAGGATGTTGTGTCTGTTTACCCTGAAAATGACTCTGACCCGGAGCAAAGGGCTTCTGCAACGATACTGAAGCACCTACTTCAGTACAGGCTTACAAAAACCATACCGTGGTTTCAGACCCTGATCGCGGCCTATCAGGAGTCTATGGTATTTGGTTCAGTTATATCGCACCAGTATTGGGAGTATAAGGAAAAGCGATCTAAGTCTACCGAACCCATCTTGGATGACGCTGGTGAGCCAATCCTAAATGAAGATGGTTCTGAGGCGTCTACCGAAACAGACGAGGTTGAGATTCTCAAAGATAGGCCGCAAATCAGATTAATTGCGTCGGAAAATTTAAGGATAGACCCCGCTGCTGACTGGAATGATCCTATAAATTCATCTCCTTTCATACTCGAAGTTATCCCGATGTATTTACAAGACGTGATCGAGAGGATGTCCGATGTCGATCCCAAGACGGGGGAGCCAAAGTGGAAGCGGCTTTCTATGCCAGAACTTTTACAGTCGTCACGTCGTTCAGAATTTGATTCAACTCGGCAGACTAGACAGGGGAAAAGACAGGACCCACTGTCTGATAGACAAGAAACAATTAAAGAATATGACACTATATTTATACACAAAAATATAATTCATAGGAAAGGAAAAGACTGGCTGTTTTATACGGCTGGAACAAATCATCTGTTGACAACCCCAGTCCCGCTGTCTGAGGTATACCCACACCTGAGAGAGGGTGAGAGACCATATGTTATGGGTGGCTCCACTATAGAAGCACACAAAATGTACCCGGCTTCCATAGTTGAGATGACTCAAGATTTACAGACAGCAGCAAACGATATTGCCAACCAACGAACTGATAACGTTCAGCTAGTGCTGAATAAGCGTTACCACATACGCCGTAGTTCAAACATCGACATCAACGCTCTGAAGAGAAGCGTACCGGGCGGCTCCGTGATGATGGACGATCCCATGACTGACGTGAATGTTGTTTCTACGCCAGATATCACCGCTTCAGCTTACGAGGAGCAAGATCGATTAAACGTAGATTTTGATGATATCGCTGGAACCTTTTCACAGGGCACGGTCCAATCTAACCGACTTATGAACGAGACGGTTGGTGGAATGGAGATGTTGTCTGGTCAAGCGAATACCATGATCGAGTACATGATCAGAACATTTGCGGAAACGTGGGTCGAGCCGGTTCTATCTCAGTTAATAAGACTGGAGCAGTATTATGAGACTGACGAAGTTATTGTAGCTGTCGCTACAAATAAATCGGAACAGGAAAACCAAGAAGTGTCTGGGTTTTTCCAGAGGTTTTCTCAAGATATAGATAGTCTGCTTCGTCACGAAATGACTGTCGGCGTAAACGTGGGTATTGGAGCAACGGACCCAATCAGGAAGGTAGAAAGATTGTTACTGGGTATTCGAACGATGGCTGAAGTAAATCCAGACATCATCCAGACCCTTAACCAACCTGAAGTTACAAAAGAGGTTTTTGGAGCGCTTGGTTATAAAGATGCAAAACGCTTTATTGCAGAAGAGCCACAGGACCGCCTCTCTGAACTGAAAGCGCAGGTTGAAGAAATGGCAGCGGCTATCCAGCAACTTACGGATAAGGGCGCAGCCAAGGAACTTGAGGTTCAGGGCAGAATAATGGCCGCTCAAATCAAGGGTCAGTCTGACATTCAAGCCGCAAGAGAGAAGGCTATGGGTGATATTGGTTCTACCCAGATCGCTTCTGCTTCTAGAGAGTCTATCGAGGAGATCAAGAACAACATAAGCATGATCGAAACAAGGCTCAAGGCTGAGAAGAACGATATAGCTAGGGGAGAGTTACTGCTTCAGAAAGAGGCTCTAGTGCATAAGATGCTGCTTGAGTCTGATGCTGATATCGGAATATCACCCGGAAACGACGAAGGAAAACAGATGTCAGATGTTTTAATGAACGATGAATACGGAATGGTTCAGGGGGCTGAAGGGTGAATCACCTGAAAGATGCCGGAGAGAATTATTTCGTTCATGCTGCAATCGCAGTATCTTACTCACTAACACTTTTTGTGTTATCGGTTGCCGCTTTAATTCACGGAATTATCCCTTTCGTGTTTGTTAACACAGCGTCAAACGGGGTAAGCGCACTAGAAGAGCGCATGGAAAAACGACGGTTGAATAATATTTCGCCCGGACTTACAGATTAATGGATGAAATGGATTTGTTAGTTGCGGAGGTGCGGCTTGGCCTCCAAACAAAGGAGTTCTTGAAATCTCCTCTAGGTAGATACATTGCAGGTAGAGCGGATAAAGCCCGAGAAGAGGCTTTTAACGCTTGGGTAAATGCAGATGCCAACGATGAGGACACGATTAGAGAACTTCAATTTCGAGCAAGGTTACCTTCTCTAGTTGCAACTTGGCTGGATGAGGCTATTAACCAAGCAAATCACGCAGAGATAACTCTCTCAGAAATTCAGGAGCAATAAATGGACGCTATCCAACAGGACGTGGACAACAAAGAAAACACAGAGGAAGTGGCGCTAGATTCCCACGAATCTGAAATTGAAAGAATTGCTGAAGCTGTAAGTCAAACTGTAATTCAGGATGAACTTGATAATGAAGAAAGCGAAACCCATCCAGTAGTAGAAGAAGATTTCTCTAATCCATTAGAGCGCAAGGGCGACGATTGGTACGTCAATGCAAAAGTCAATGGAGAGAATACAAGTGTTCCTTGGGAGCAAGTGGTGTCCCAGTATCAGAAGAACACAGCCGCAGATCAAAGGCTTCAACAGGCTTCAGACCGTCAACGAGAGTTGGCAGACTATGAAGAAAAGTTGAACGCCTACCGGGCCCAATTAGAGGCCCAAACACGCCAGCTATCCTCTACGGACGCTGGTGAAGAAGAAGAATCGCCATCCTCGGACGCGACTGACGCTCTATACGAGCAATACCACGATGCCCTCTTTCAAGGCGATGAAGTTAAAGCAAGCGGTTTGCTTAAAAAGATTCGCTCCGCAGATAGGCAACCGGCCCAGCAAGTTGATGTTAGCAGCATCATCGAGCAGACCAAAGCCGAAATGCGGGAAGAGGAGAAACAGGCCAGAGAGCGCGGGTATGAAATGCGTCGAAAGCAAGCTGTTGAGATGTTCCATTCGGAATATCCCGACGTTGCTCAAGACACAGGAATGCTTGCGGTTGCTGACCGACGTTCTGCTGAACTTTACTCAGAGAATCCTACCCGTGACCCTTGGGACATCATGCAAGAGTGTGCAAATTATGCACAGGACTGGCTGAAGACCAAAGTTGACTCAATGGGCGGAGGACCGAAAGAAGAGTCTCGCGCACAGCGCAAGCAGAATTTGGATGAAGTTGTGCCTAGAAATGTTAAATCCCATATAGGAGATGACATGGAAGAGCCAACCTATTCCGACATCATAGCGGAGATGAAACAAGGCAGGGGACAACCCGCCTAATCATTTCTTAATTTTACTTTTGTCTAAAGGAGACAAGCAATGGCTGGTCAAGTATGGGGAACAAGTAGCCTTGGTGGCTATATGTACGCCCTTAATCTGTCCAAGGAATTGCGTATGTCCTTACGGCCAATTGTGAAGTTTCGTCAGTTCGCGGACGTTAAAGATGCGGCACACCAAGGTCTCAGCAAAGGTGACACTTTCCACTGGAACGTGTACTCCACTGTTGCGACTGGCGGTGCGGCTTTAGTCGAAAACACTGCGATTGCCGAAAGCAATTTCACAATAACCCAAGGAACCATGTCCATCACGGAATATGGCAACTCAATTCCTTTCAGTTCCAAACTGGATGATCTTTCAGAACATCCTGTGAAGGAAATAATCCACAAGGTCTTAAAGATCGACGCAGCACAGGTTCTCGATGGTCTGGTAGCAGATCAGATTGATACCTGCAAACTTCGTGTAGTGGCAACTGCTGGTACGTCTACGGATGCGGTAACGCTAACCACCGACGGAACGGCAACGCTAACCAACACGGTTGCTCTCGGTAAAGGCCACATCAAAGCTATTGTAGACGTCATGAAAGAGCGCAATATACCCTCTTTTGAAAGAGACGACTACTTCTGCATAGCATGGCCCACAACGTTCCGTACCTTGAAGAACGATCTGGAATCGATTAATCAGTATGTCGAAACCGGGTTCCAGATGATCCGTAATGGTGAAACTGGTCGTTACGAAGGTGTGCGTTTTGTTGAGCAAACGTTCCGTGCGAAAGGTGGCTCTGCCACTGGCATGGGTACACCGGCTGGTGCATGGGCTGGAGGTCTGTCCGATTGGGCAGTATTCTTTGGCGCAGACACCGTTGCAGAAGCTGTAGCTATACCAGAGGAGATTCGCGGGAAAATCCCGTCTGACTACGGTCGGGCGAGGGGTATCGCGTGGTACTACCTTGGTGGTGCTGGTTTAGTCCATAACACTGCTGCACAGTCCCGCATCGTTATGTGGGATTCGAAGGCATAGGGGGCTATATGGCACAGTCAACAGAAGGTGTAGGTGTGAAGTCGGGTCTTTCCGAACAGAAAAGAATCGATGACTCACTAAAAGAACTTGGTCTTGCTTCAAAGGGTCCTAACCAGCGTCCAGAAGGCGTTGGCACGGGATCGAGCGCCCCACACGGCACTCGTCTTGATGGCGGTCCAAACTCTTAATCTCAACTAGGAATGGGGCCTTCGGGCCCCTTTTCTTTTGGAAATTATTATGGCAGAAAAAAATTTAGTACAGAGCCCTCTTCCGAAGATGAAAGAAGTTGATCCTTGGAAGGGAGTTGAAGACATGGATAAGTCCACGATTGCCTGTCGCGGTAGGGATATGGGAACTTCGTATGATGACTATGAGTCTTCATCTAAGCCATTAACCGCCCGTCGCGTTGAAGGTGATGAGTGGGAAACAGGTGTTGTTGCTCCACAAGACATCAATTTACCTGAATCAATGGGCTGGTCATGGCCTACGAGAGCAATTCCGATTCGTTTCGGGAGATAAGTAATGGCTGGTTATGATGATGACATGGGGCATGATGAAGACATCGATACTGGCGTGGGTGATGATGCTGGCACAGATGCCGCTGAAGCAAATGGCGATCAAGGAACTGATGGAGGCGATGCTAATGTACAAGCATCAGATGCGTCTGGTGATACCGCTGTAGACGTAGGTGGCAGAACCGACCGAGAAGGCGGTGATATTGTAAACGACTTCACTGAAGACAAAGCCACCGATAAAGATGAAGACTCCTTAATAGCCTACGATCAATACAAAGGCGATCCCGTATACAAATCTGGAGACCCTAGTCAGTCGGTCACTGTGGGTTCACGCCAAGCCACCAAAGATCAGGAGGACGCTGTTGGTGCCTATGTTATGGCGGTTACTTCACAAGTTGATACATTTTCTGATTATCAGAAGCAATCAAAGGCTCGTGCAGACTATGACTATCAAAAGGAATCGTCCATAGAAGCATCACAATTTGACCCAGTTACTGGCCCAAAAGGATATCGAGGTAAGTTAGATTTTGAGGGTGATGTTTCTCTCCACGGCCTAAGATATGGAGATCAAGCTGCATACCTACAAGACTATACAGAAGGTATCAGAAAAGGAACTATTGACCCTGACGCTGGAACAGTAAGAGTCTCACAATCTGGTTACGATCAATTTGAGAGAAACCAAGAACAACGTGATGCTCGTATTATGGCGACCGAAAGGTCTAACAGAGCGGTGGCACAAGAAAGAGCCAGACTCTCAGCGCTTGAGGCGGAACAAAAAGAGTTAGCTGATTCTGCCACCAAGTACGATGAGACTAGAGCCTCAATACTAAATAGCAATCTCGATCCTCA